CTATACAGTCTATTTACCAATAAGACTATCCCAAATAACATTGCTATTACTGGTGAGATTAATCTCCAAGGTGATGTAATGGTTATTGGTGGTTTAGAAGAAAAATTACAAGGTGCTAAGAAAGCGGGTGTAGTAAAAGCTTTTATCCCTAGGGGTAATGAGAAAGACTTGTATAAGATTCGTACACGAGTACCAAACTTATTTAATGATTTTGAAGTTCAAATTGTAGACCATGTAGATGAAGTTATTAAAGAAATATTTTAATTTAAAAATTTGATTAATATATAGTATAATATATATAGTATATGTTGCTCTGTAAAACAGATATAACACCAATAAATAGTTTTATCATGAAGAATAAATATATAAAAAAAGACTATATTGTTATGAAAACAAAAAAAGACCATATTTTTAAAATTAAAGATGGTTTTTTTAATTTTAATATGAATACTAAAAATTTAACATGTAAGTGTTTATCAGTTGATATTGGATGTAAACATTTAATTAATTACTTGTTAGATTTAGGTTTATCATGGACAAATTGTTATATGGTACTACGATATAGTAATATGAAACAACTGTTAATAGATAATATAAAATCAGAAGATATTAACAATCTACTTTATGAAAATATAGAAGAATGTATGATATGTCTAGAACCAATAAAGAAATTTAGGGAAGCTTATTGTTGTATCAAGTGTCATAAAATTATCCATCATAAATGTATCATAAAATGGATAAATTCTAAAAATGAAAATAATCATAAATGTCCTCATTGTATGGACAATATAATATATTAATTTATACTTTATTAACAATCATATTTCTTTCACACATTACACATGGTCTAGGTTTAACCACTTTATCTTTTGACATACATCTAAAACATTTAGTATTTCCTCCATGGTATCCCATAGCTTTTTCACAACTAAAACATTTGCTACTAGTACCATAAACACCTGGCATAGCACGTTCACAATCAAAACATTTATTAGGCCTGCTATGATAAACTCGTCCAAAATCTTCTCTAATAAAAGTAGAAACTACCAGTATAACTATAAATATTAAAATAATATTTTTCATATTATTTTAATTTATAAAAATATTTTACATAATTTTAATTTATAAAAAATTTTACATAGTTTTAATTTATAAAAAATTTATTCTTCTTCCCCAGCTAGTAAAGCTTGCATACTAGCAAGTAATTCTTTAATCTCATTAACTGCAGCAATAGTTTCACTTTTTGCTGAAGCGACTTCATTTTTAACTGAAGCGACTTCATTTTTAACTGAAGCGACTTCATCTTTTATTTCAACCATCTCTTCAGATGAAGATTCTAAAGCTTGTCTCATTGCTACTATTTCTTCAGTAGCTGTATCTAATACATTTCTAACAGCTTCACCTTCTGATACGGTAGTTTGTAACATTTCTTTCATTTCAGTTATATTTTCGATAACACTATCCATTCCTTTAAAACTAGCTCCCATTTCTCCTGCTGCTTCCTCTGCAGAGCTGTAAGCGGACATGCCAGATTCACTTGCATCTTTTGCCATTGACATAAATTTACCAAATTTACCTTTACCTTTTCCTCCATTCATATTATTATTCATATATATATAAATATAGAATATTTTATTTTAATATTATATTTTCTTAATGTTTTTAATGGATAAACAAAAAATTTTTTGGGATGTTATATCTAAATCAGGAAAAAACTGTGATAATATTAATAAAATTAAACAAGAACACTTTAAAAATTTAGATAAAAAAACACAAGATGATATTGAAAAAATGTTTCATCATTACTATCATGCAATCTGGGCAAAAATGGAACCCATTATGAACGGTGTCTATCATGAAGATTCTAGTGGATTTAAAAATTTTGTATTTTACTTACTATCAAAAGGTAAGGAAAAATTAGAAAGATTTCTTAAAGTTAATTATGATAAGTATTTTTTTAAAGATTTTTCTAAATTTAATATAGAGTATAGAATTAAGGAAAAACTATTTGATACAAAATCTCAATATCAATTAGTTCAAGTTTTTAAAACTAAAGAATTTGGTAATATGTTAGTTATCGATAATGATGTTCAATTAACCGAAGCAGATGAAAAAAATTATCATGAAATGATAGCCCATGTTCCACTGGCTTACTTTAATAGTAATATTAGAGTTTTAATTGTAGGTGGAGGTGATGGAGGTACTGCCAGAGAAGTTCTTAAACATAAAAATGTTATTAAATGTGATATGATTGATATAGATAAGGTTGTTATTGAAGCAGCTAGTACATATTTTAAAGAATTTGCAACTGTTTTTAATCATCCTACTAAACACGATGACCGTTTTAATCTTATGATAGGCGATGGGTGTAAATATGTTAATGAATATGATCCTATGGTTAATGGGTATTATGACCTTGTAATAATTGATAGTACAGATTTTAATCAATCTGTTTGTTTATTTTCAAATGAATTTTACGAAAGGTTAAAGCTGATTACAACTCCAGGGAAAAATATGATTTGTTTCAATGCTGATAATATTAATTGGAATGAAAGAAATATTATTGACATGTACAAAATTCAGAAGAAAATGTTCAAATATGTTAATCCTTATACTGTTTATGTTCCAACATTTGCAGGTGGTTTCTATTCTTTTTGTATAGTGTCAAATACTATTAATCCAATGAATCATATAATAGACTGGAAATTTATGAAAGATAAAATTAAAAGAGATGATTTTAATCTCCAATATTATAACCAAGGTATTCATCTTAGTAGTTTCTTTTTACCTAATAGAATACATCAAACTCTAAAAGTATTTAGGAAAGATAAAACTTTAGGGCACCATTATATGATTGATATTATGGATTTATCTTATATTGATTTAGAAGATATTGATAATATAAAAAAAATTATGGAAAAAGCTATCAGTATAGGAAAAATGAATATAATTGATAAGAAGTTTCATAAATTTTCACCTCATGGGTATACTGGGTTTTACATGTTAGCCGAGTCTCATCTGTCATTTCATACCTGGCCAGAAAAAGGAATAATTAGTATAGATTGTTATACTTGTGGTGAAGAAAATGATACCTATAAAGCAACACAACATATTATTAAAAGTTTTAATTCTAATAATTACAAAGTAAATTATGTGGAACGATAAAAAGATTCATAATATACACATCGTGAATATAATAAAAATTGAATATATTTAATAAAGTATTTTATAAATGCATGGGTATAATACTAGAAGAATTGATAATGAAATTAAAACTTTTTTACTATCAGATGATAATGAAGATGATCCATATAGATATTTAGAAAAGATTAATACAAATTACTATTTTATTATTCAACCTCAAAGTATATATATAAATAATGAAATATTAGTTACTATAAATTTTGATAATTCTAATTATCCATTTAGACCACCTAAACAAATATTAATTAGAGGAATAGATTATATGAAATTATTAACTTCTAATAATATAATTCAAAAGTTTTTAGATAAATTTACTACTATAACATGTTTGTGTTGTAGTACTTTAATGTGTAGAAATAATTGGAGTCCACATAAAAAAATTAGAGACCTATTAGATGAAATTGTAAAAATTATTAGTATAAGAAAAAGAGTAGTGGAATATGTTTTTGCAAAAAATATTACTGAAAAATATTTTGGTTTTTATTTACCTATTATTGAATTTATTTAAAAATTCATTTATATATAATTTACCGTTTATTGATAAATTATATATAAAATATTTTATATGGAATTTTCATCAGGATTTTTAAATAAACTTTTAGATTCAGCAGTAAAATATTATAAAACTGATAATAAAGTAGATATTATACCTGATAAACTATCAAATATTAAAATAGCTATTGATAAATTTTCAGATGCTCTTATTTTTGAGGCACATCATACTATGATGAATGAAATTGTTTCTGATAATATACCCATATTACATGCAGTCAATTTAGATAGCAAAAACCCGGGTATTATATCAGGTAAAACAGATAATAACAAATATCGTATTCATAAAAAATCAAGACCAAAAAAAGAGAAAACTAAAGAACAACTTAAAAAAGAATTAGAAAAAGCTCAAGAACGATTAGAAGCTAGAAAAATTAAAAAGAAAATTAAAGAAGAAGAGAAGAAGAAATTAAAAGAAGAAAAAGAAGAAATTAAAAAATGTAAAAAAGAGGTTACTGAAATGAATAAAAAAATCAATGAATCACAAAAAATATTAAAAAATATTCAATCTAAAGCACAAAAAGCTAGTAATGATTTACAAAATAAAGAAAATCCAACACAAAAAGATGAAAATTATGTAAAAGAGTTAAATGATCAAGCTAATGAATATATTAATTACTATGATAATTTATTAAATCAACAAAATAATAAAGTTAAATATATTGAAACAAAAAGTAATAAAATAAAACATGATGCTAATGTTAAAAAACAAGAAAGATACGAGAGAGCGGTTGAAAGAAAAAAAATAAAAGAAAAGAAAATGTTAATATCTAAAAAGAAAAAAGAAGAGAAAGAACAGGAAATTGCAAAAACTACCGATGAAAATGATATGAATATTTATGATGAATTATTTGATTTAATGTTAGAATCACAAAAAATAAATGAAAATGAAAATAGTAATAATAATGTTACATCTTTGGAAAATATAAAATTACATGAGAGTCCTCTCCCATATCAGCGTCATATTAATGCTCTTGAAAAATCATCTCCAAATAAATTATTAATTCCTGCATTACTACGAGGCGATGAAATTAAAGGAGATGCTTTTATCAAGGTATTCCATGGTCCGCCTGGAACTGGAAAAACTTACCGTTTAATGCAGGAACTATTAGAAATAAAAGATAATCCTAAGCATAAAAAGATATTAGTGTGTGCTCCTAGTAATATTGCAACTATCGATATGTATTACCGAGCAATAAAATTAGGAATAAAATGTTCTCTAGTCGTATCTACTAATAAAATGCCAAATGATATTAAAGATAATGATATTTTTAATGACAAGATTATTTTTAGTACTATTTCTATGAGATTTGGTAGTAAATTAAAAAATGTAGAATTTACTACAGTGATGATGGATGAAGCAGCTCAATGTATGGAAGCTTGGGTTTGGGGTCTATTAAGACCTGAATTAAAATATATTTATTTAGCAGGCGATCCTCATCAACTACCTGCACTAGTATCTAAGAATGGTGTAGAATATAACCATGGTCGAAGTATAATGGAAAGATTAATAACATTAAATTATCCATCAGAATTACTTGATACACAAAGAAGAATGCATCCTGATATTGTAGCATTCTCAAATAAAACTTATTATGATAATATGTTAAAAACAGATTATACAGAATTAAAAGATAATAGTATGAAGCCTTTTGAAATTATAAAAACGAATAGTGATGAAGAACGAGTAGGAACAAGTTATCTAAATAAAGGAGAGGCTAAAAAGGTAGCCGAATTATATCAACAACTTAAAAAAAAATTTAATGATGTTATAGTAATTTCTCCTTATAAAGCACAATGTACTTTATTAAAACAATTAAATAAAGATATTATGATTCATACTGTTGATTCTTTTCAAGGAAGAGAAGCGGATGCTGTTATTTTAACTACAGTAAGAACTAATAATATGGGTTTTTGGTATGATTATCGAAGGTTAAATGTTGCTATGACTCGAGCTAAACACGTTCTTCGTATTATAGGAAATAGTGATGCTTGGAAGTCAGGTCCATTAAAGGATTTAAATAATTTTAGTAAAAAAACTGATTTATAAATTATTAATTTATTATATTAATGCAAAAGTTCAAGGTTATATTAGCATCTTCTGCTAATAACGTTATAGGTAAGGGTAATTTGTTACCATGGAAAATTAAGGAAGATATGGAGTATTTCAAGAAATTAACTACATTTTCTCCTGATGATAGAAAGAATGTAGTTATTATGGGGAGAAAAACATGGGAAGCCCAGCAACCTTACTTTGATAAGGAATCATTGTCGAAGAATAAATTACCTAATAGAATTCCTATAGTTATTTCAAGTACATTGAAGCAACCACATGATGGTTCCTATTATGTGGTCTGTTCTTTCGATGAAGCTATTATGGTTGCTTACAATCTTGAAAAATATGATATTTGGGTAATTGGTGGTAAAAGTGTTTATATTGCAGCATTTAATCACTTTATGTGTGGAACAATTTATCATACCAAGATACTTCAAGAGTATATGGGTGATGTAACATTAGAATTACCCCCTCATAAATTACTATATCTTAATAAAAAAGAAAACTTAGAATTTAGACAAATCGAACTAAATGGAGAAACTGATTATCTTAGAATTCTTTCTAAAATTCTATATCAAGGAAAGTTAAGAATGACTCGAAATGCAAAAACTTATTCTATTTTTGATAATAGTATAACTTTTGATATGAAAGATGGGTTTCCTCTACTTACTACTAAAAGAATGTTTTGGAAAGGAATAGTAGAAGAATTATTGTTTTTTATTAGAGGAGATACCGATAGTAAACATTTAGAAGAAAAAGGGGTTAAGATTTGGCAAGGAAATACGACTCAAGAATTTATAGATAATATGAATCTACCCTATAAGGAGGGTGATATGGGACCAATGTATGGGTTTATGTGGAGACACTTTGGTGCAGAATATTCTGGATGTGATACTGATTATACTAATATGGGTTTTGATCAATTAGCTAAAATTGTTGAAGAAATTAAAACAAATCCTCATAGCCGTAGGATTCTTATGAGTGATTTCGATCCATCGAGAGCACATCTGGGTGTATTATATCCATGTCATTCTTTAGTATTACAGTTTTATGTCAGGGATGGTAAATTTTTAGATGTTAAGATGTATCAGCGTTCGGTAGATTCATTTCTCGGAGAACCATTTAATATTGCATCCACTTCGTTACTATTACATATTATAAGTAAACTAACAGATAAGAAACCTGGAAAGGTTACATTAACTTTAGGGGATTGTCATATTTATTCATCTCATATTGAACAAGTGAAAAAACAACTTAAGAGGCTTCCATATAGTTTCCCTAAAATAACTCTTCCGGATTTTAAAACTATAGAAGAGGTAGAAAATAGCAGTTTAGAAGATTATCTTATTGAAGATTACCAGCATCATAAAGGAATTAAAGCGAGTATGGTTGCATAAACTTATAAAAACATAAATAGTGATATTATAATATATTATTTTAGATAGGTAAATCTACCCTCCAAATATTGATTTATCATTGCATTTCCCTTAACAAATGTTTCTTCTGGAATTAAGTAGTTAGTATTTTTAGTTTCACATACTATTTGTTTAGCACCATTCGTTCTAGTTCTGTAATATGGTTCCTCAGTTAAAATAGAACTCTCTCCAAAATTACCATCTCTATCAATATAAAATATAAATGAACCTAGTCCATATTTATTTATTATGCATGCAGTTTTTAATTTTATTACTCGTTTAGATCCTGCTGACGGTTTAGATACAGCGGACGGTCTCATTGTAGCCCTAGTTACTGGACGGTCCATTTTTTTATAAATAGCACCTAGTATTGCATCTCCCATGGCCTTAGGTGCAGCTGACGGTTTAGATACAGCGGACGGTCTCATTGTAGCCCTAGTTACTGGACGGTCCATTTTTTTATAAATAGCACCTAGTATTGCATCTCCCATGGCCTTAGGTGCAGCTACTTCAAGAG